TTGGTTCTTTTATCCCGAAAAACGCCTCAATCAGCCACTATCAGGACGAGGTGGAGTGATTATGCCTAAACAGGCTAAAAACGCCTCAGAAGGGCTGCAAACGGTTTGGCATGGTGTTGTAGAGCCTCGTATATGGACTAAATCCCCAGATTTGCCCTCTTACGGCATTGATTTCATCGAGTTTTGCGAAGGAATCGGGTTCAAATTGCTTCCGTGGCAGATGTTTCTTGCCCATGAAATCTGCAAAGTCACCGAAGATGACAAGTGGTATTTCAAAGAAGTGGGCGTAATTATCTCGCGCCAGAATGGTAAATCAACCTTCATGCAGCTGATGATCCTATGGAGAATGTTTGCTTTAGGGCAGAAATTACAGGTTCACACAGCTCACAAGCTCACTACATCGAGCGAAATCTTTTGGAAAATTGATAACGCTATTCAAGATAATGCTTCTCTCGTTGAGTTCTTTGGAAAGAAGTACGAATCAAAGGGATCGCAGGAAATCAAGCTCAAGACTGGCGAGCGTTACCTAGTCCGAGCCAATAACTCAGCCTCTCGTGGTATCGCAGCGCCCGACACGGTTTATATGGATGAGGTTCGAGAGTTCCACGATGATGAAGTATGGAGTTCGCTTCGCTATACCCAGATGGCTACCCCTAATCCGCAGACTTTAATCTTCAGCAATGCTGGCGATCAACACAGCGTAATTTTGAACAGACTTAGGGAGCGTGGACTAGCTGCTGCCTCTGGGGCAGACGATAAGATTGGCTGGTTCGAATGGAGCGCAGAGCAAGGGTGTGATATTCGAGATAAGAACGCTTGGGCTCAAGCAAACCCTAGCCTCGGTCACACAATCAGCCTAGAAAATCTCGAAGCTGCAATGAGCGATGAAGAATCAATCGTGCGAACCGAACTTCTATGCCAGTGGGTTTCTGTAGTCAATCCTGCAATCAGTCCGACCAACTGGACTGCCTCAGCTGACAAGAAACTCAAGTTAGACCGAGAGCAACAGACATGGCTTGCCGTCGATCTAAGCCCGGACCGAAAGGCTGGCGCTCTTATAGCAGCACAGCAAGACGGCGATCTGATTAAGGTCGCTTTATTACGCACATGGACAAACCCAGTTAATCTCGATGCCAAGCAAATCGCTAATGACATTGCCGACGAAGTTAGGAAGTACCAAACTGAAACCGTTGCTTATTCTCGCCAGACATCCGCGGCTATTGCCGCTCTACTTTCACCAGCAGGTATTTCAACTACGCCTATCGATGGCGCAGTCTATGGTCAGGCTTGCGACGAAATGCTTTCCGCAATCACTTCCCAAAGGTTACGCCACCCTGATCAAGATGAGTTCAATCGACAAGTCTTAAGCGCAGTCAAACTTCCATTTAAGGACGGAGGTTGGTACTTAGGTCGTAAGGTTTCTAATGCGACAATCTGTGCAGCTGTAGGAATGGCGATGGTTTGCCACTTTGCAACTCGCGCAGAAACCGAGTCAGATATTATGGTAGGGTAGTGTATAATTAACCCCTAATGGGACTCAAAGATTTCTTTTTAGGCGCTCCTTCCGTCGTTGAACAAACTTCGGACGTTGAGGCTTCGCTTGCGCCTTTCAATTTAGCTTCTTCAGTCTATGGCATGCTCAATGCTCCGACTACCGTAGATCGTTCTACTGCAATGAGCGTTCCTGCCGTGGCTCGCGCTCGTAATATCATTTGCGGCACTATTGGTTCTCTTCCTCTTGAGCAATATAACAAGATGACTGGCGCACACATTGAGCCACTTCGTGTTATCAATCAGCCAGACCCTCGCGTTGCTGGCTTTGTCGTTTATAACTGGCTCGCTGAAGATATCTGGCTATACGGTGTCGGCTTTGGACTTGTCCTCGATGCTTATGCTGAGGATGGTCGCGTTCGCTCTTGGACTCGTATTGATCCACGCCGAGTAGTTGCTAAGTTCAATAACACAATGACAGAAATCGACGGCTACGAAGTCGATGGTCGCATGGCGCCAATCTCAGGCATTGGTTCAATCATTCGCTTCGATGGAGCAGATGAAGGATTCATCAATCGCGCTGGTCGTACAGTCATCGCAGCTGTAGAACTTGAAAAGGCTGCACTTCAATACGCAAAAGAGCCAGTTCCTTCAATGGTTCTCAAGTCAAACGGTACAAACTTAACTTCAGAGCGCATCGCTAAACTTCTCGAAGCATGGCGTAACTCTCGCGCTACACGATCAACCGCTTTCCTCAATGCTGATATCGAAATGCAATCAGTAGGATTCGACCCTAAGAGCCTTCAGCTCGTAGAGGCTCGTCAGTATGTGGCGTTGGAAGTAGCGAGAGCTTCAGGCATCCCCGCTTACTTCCTTTCAGCGGAAACTACTTCTATGACCTACTCCAACGCCATTTCTGAACGTCGTTCTTTGGTTGATTTCTCACTTCGTCCAATCTTGGCTGCTATTGAGAGCAGGCTCTCACTCCCAGATATCTGCCCTTCAACTTCTGAAATCCGTTTCTCACTCGATGACTTCCTTCGCGGAAATCCATTGGAGCGCGCTCAGGTTTATCAGATTCTTAATCAAATCGGCGCAATGAGCATTGAACAAATCCAAGAAGAAGAGGATCTAATCAAATGAAAATCGAAGTCCCAATAACACTTACCGCAGCTGATTCTCAGTCGCGCACAATTTCAGGACAGATTGTAACTTGGGGCGAGCAAGGCAATACCTCTGCCGGTCCAACAATCTTTGCATCAGATTCCATCAAGTTTAATAAGGGCATCAAGCTACTTTTAGAGCATGATCGCACTCGTCCTATTGGAAAACTTATTGCTCATGAAGTTACTGATTCTGGCATTGTAGCCACATTCAAAATTGCTGAAACTACAGCTGGTAACGATGCTCTCGTCGAGGCATCAACTGGCATGCGCGATGGTTTCTCAGTCGGCGTTAAGGTCGATGCGTGGGATAACCAAGATGGCGTAATGGTCATCAGTAAGTCATCAATCGTCGAAACATCACTCGTAACAGACCCAGCAATCGACTCAGCGCGAGTCGCGCAAGTTGCTGCATCCGAAGATTCTGCACCTGAAGAAGTTGCAGATGCAAACCCCCAACCAGAAGGAGAACAAGTGTCAGACACTACCGTTCCAGAAGCTCCTGCCGTAACTGAAGCGGTAGAAGCAGCACATGTAGAGGCTTCAGCAACACCAAAGCCATCATTCTACGCAACTCCACGCATCAACACTAACCTCACAGCAGGTCAGTTCCTTGAGGCAAACATCAAGGCATCAATGGGCGACGATGAGGCTCGTGTTCTCGTCAAGGCTACAAACGATACTTCAACAAACACAGGTCTTACTCTCGCACCTCACATGAGCGAGTTCGTAACAACTTCAATCGATGGTCGTCCAGCGGTAGATGCTGTTTCACGCGGCGTTCTTCCAAACAACGGCATGTCATTCACAATTCCTAAGCTCGGCACAGCTCCTACAGTCGATGGTGATTCAACAGAAGGCGAAGCACTCGGCGGAACTGAGATGGCTTCCACATATATTACCGTGGACGTAAAAAAGGCTGCAGGCTTGCAGACAATTTCGTGGGAACTTTTGGATCGTTCTTCACCAGCGTTCTACGATGAACTTATCAAGGAACTCAACTACGCATACGCTAAGGCAACAGATTCAGCTCTCGTAGCTCGTCTTGCAGCTGACGGCACACAGGCTTCAACACAGGCAGCGACAATCGCTGGTCTTAAGGCTTACATTGGCAAGGAAACTCCTGCGGCTTACAAGGCGGCTGGAAAGTTTGCTAAGAACCTTATTGCTAATACAGCATGGTGGGAAACCATCATCACAGCTGAGGACACAACAAATCGTCCTCTCTTCATCGCTGCACAGCCAAACAATGCACCAGGATCAGTTTCAGTCAATTCATTGACAGGAACAGTAATGGGTCAGAACCTCTTTGTTGATCCACACATGTCTGTATCAACACTCATCGACGATTCAGCTTTCCTCGTCGTTCCAGAGGCAGTCACATTCTACGAAGCGCCAAAGACACAGATTCAGGTTCAGGCTCTCGCAAATGGTCGCCTTCAGGTAGCAGTTTACGGCTACTACGCTATTGCTACAAAGGTCGGCGCAGGTATCCGCCGCTTCAACCTTACATAAGCAAACCCTAATCATGGTGGGGGAGTTGCTCCCGACTCCCCTACCAGCAGTTTATAGAGAGGATGGAAATGCCAACAATCATCACAGCGGCGACGTTACGATCAACACTTGGTGTTTCCACCTCTCTGTATTCTGACGCAATACTTGAAGATATTATCGACTCAGCCGAGGCAGTTATCTTGCCAATGCTCGTTACTTATTCAGTTCCAGTCGATGCAGTTTCACTCGTTAATAACATCGCATATTTCTCGACTCCCATCATGCAACCATTTGGTGAGTCCCAGTCTGTAGTGATTTCAGGATGCGGAACTCCGTTCAACGGCACTCGCACAATCACCACTAATGCTCTGGACGATTACACATTCTCAGCGGCTATTACAAATGCCGATATTATTTCTAAGAACATCATTCCTTCAGGTTTAGCTACTCTCACAGGCGCTTCCACTTATGTAGGCAATTCAGCCGTAGAGTCAGCAGTCCTAGTCGTGTCAGTCGAAATTTTCCAATCTCGCACAGCGGCAGGTGGACAGATTGAAGGCGTAGATTTCAGTCCATCACCTTTCCGCATGGGACGATCACTATTTAATCGATGCGTGGGACTTCTAGGACCATATCTCGATACTGAAACGATGGCTCAATGAGCGTTTCAACAATTCTTTCAGCTGTACGTCAGCCTTTAGCCGATGCCCTTTCTGGCGTTACTGCAAACGTATTTTCATACGTCCCAGAGAACGTCCCAGTCCCGGCAGTCGTTCTAGTTCCTTCATCACCTTATTTAGAGTTTGACACAATCGGAAATGGAGCGTTCCGGGCTAAGGTCAATTTCACTATCTCTTGCTGTGTTACTTATTCAAGCAATCCAGCATCGCTCGACAATATCGAGCAACTTATCGAAAGCGTTGTCCTCGCCATTCCTGCTGGTTATGAGGTAGGCGACGTGCAACGTCCGTCCGTCACCCAAGTCAACATCACGCCGGAGCGCGAAAAGGAGATCCTGCGCGACTGGCGTTCGCGGCTTGGCGCGACCGAGCCTGCCGCGCCCGCGTCCAGTCCATGAGCAAGAAGCTCAAGGTCTCCCCTCTCGACCTCCTGTTGCCCTACCAACGCGCATGGGTGCAGGACACCGCGCGCTTCAAAATCTGGCTCAAGTCCCGCCAGATCGGCGGCTCCCTCGCGGCCTCGTTCGAGGTC